AGAAATTGATGGTATTAAAATAAGGATGAATAACAGTGCAATCAATTTATTTAACATTGATAACATGGTAATTTTTTGTAGAGGGCAACAACAGGCTATTTATAACATCATAGATGAGTTCGAAGAGTGTGAAGATAAATCAATAAGAGTATTGAATTTAATAATGAGAGAACACCATGCTAAAGATTTTGACAATAACTTGCTAGAAATTGTTGTAGTACAATATGAAGAAAATATGATTAATACATATTATATTAGTTCATCTAATGAATTTATACCAACACGTTGGATTAATCCACCAGATCAAACCCACATTCATGTGGCAGGAACTAAATCTGAAGAATTATTAAATTCAGCAAGGTGTAATACTGGAAATCTTGATAAAATCGAAGACTTCTATAAGAAAGTTTATAATGAAATGGTTTGCCCCGAAATTGGTGGAAACATAACATTATATGAAGTAACTAAAAGCACAAAGAAATTACTTGATAATTTTAGATTAGATGATAATAACAGTCCTATAGATTTTTTCTTGAAAAAAACTATAAAAATAAACGAATAAGCATATTTAAATTTGAAATTATTTATGGAGGGTATTGGGTATGAGCAGTTGTTTAGTTTTGTATAATGATCGGATATTAACAATGTGTGGAGATAGTGCGGTTTGCTATAGTCACGATGGAGAAATCTATAGGGTAAGTAGTGATGCACAAAAAATAATACAGGTGGGAAATAAAGTGTTATTTCTAAGTGGTTTAGCAAAGGTTGGTGAGCTTGTGGAAAAACAATTTAAACTTAGCAACAGGAGTGTTGAATCTTTAAGAGATATTTTAGCTAATACACATAAAACATATAAGCCTTTTTGCAATGTCGAAGAAAAATATTACAATAATGGTGCAGTATTAGGTGTATGGGAAAATGGAAAACCATGCGTTTATACAGTGGATTCAACTAAAAATTTTGTTATTGAAAAAAATGTATCTGAAGATGATACATTTTACATGATAGTAGATGGAATTAAGCAAGAAGTTGTAAAAAATGTTGCAGAGAAGCAATTTATGCTTATGCAGAGAGGTATATTTAATGGTATTCCTAATTTCTATAAAAGAGTGTATGATAGGGTTGCATCGGAAGAAATTGGTGGGAAATTAACAGTTTATGCTATACAAAATGGACAGCCTTTCATAACTCTAGTACATAATATCAAAGAGCCTGCAAAGCTGAAAAGACTAACAGATATAGCTATAGACTTAGGAGAAGGTAAATACAAATTTATAGATTCATTTCATCACATAAAAGATTTACAAGGTAGGGTAAGAGCACAATTAGGCAAACTAGAGAATGGCGATTATGGCATGATGCTTAAAGATAGCCAAGGAGATAAGGTAGTTATAGATCAAAATGGAATTTTGCAGACCTATAGCTTTGTGGCTCAGGATAATTTGGATGGTTCAAATTCATTAATTATTCCTTTTTTTATTGATGAAGGTACTCATGAAGTACGTGAGTGCAAAATAAATTTAATACTTGATCATTTTAGAGCATATAGTAAAGCTGCTGCAAGTGGAGGAACACTTACTAGTGAATCTGGTGGTTCAGACGTTGTTACTTCTGAAGTCAATGCTTCTACTACAGTCAGCCAAATGGATCAAGCCTATACTGGAGAGGTGCATTATACTGGAGTAGATGGTGATATGAATCATCATAATCATCCGCACGCTCATAAACATTTTCTTGAGGGACACGATCATCAAGTACATATTAATAATCATAAACATAATATTGCAGCACATTCTCATGATTTAGTATTTGGAATTTATAAAGGAACCAATGCTAGCAATGTAGGAGTAAGTGTAAATTCTCATTTGGTTACAAATGCAATAAATACAAATACTGAGGTAGACATTGCTCAATATGTACAAGTTGGTTGGAATAGGTTAGAAATATCTAGCTCAAGTCTAGGAAGAGTTGTAGCATCTGTATTCCTTAAATTATTTGTAACAACTTAAAATATGATTAAAACTAAATTAAGAAAAGGCTTAGTATGAGAAATCGTATTAAGCCTTTTATTATGTACTTTAATAGAGTATTCAGTTTTGAATATTGTGTTTAGAGTACATAATGTATTCTAAAAATCAAAATCTTTTAAATTCTATTAACATTGACGGTAGTTCTTTTGCTATTTTTGTTGTGTAGGTTCAAGCCCTACCTCCTCCAAAGTAAGACAATCAAAAATAGATGTAGCACTATGAATAATAGAAGTAACGAGGATATTACTTACGCTTATGCGTTGCTATCTAATTTTTTAAAATAATCACTCTTAATGAGTGTTTTATTTATATACAATAAAATTTTTAAAAGGGACTAATTATTTGAAACTTATATTTAAGGGGCAAATATGAGGTAACTTGAAAGGGGATATTAACATGGATTTTACACCAGAACAACAAGCAGTAATTGACACTATTATTCAAGAAGCTACTACTAAGGCACAAGAGGGGTTTTTTACTAAAGAGCAACTTGATACTGAAGTGGGAAAGGCTAGAGAAGGTTTATTAAGCAAAGAAGATTTAGATAAAACTATACAAAGTGAAACTGATAAAGTTAGAACAGAGTATAGCAAAAAACTTAAATCTCTTGAAGATGAGATTGTAAAGTATAAGCCTGTTGAAAAATCTGATGCTGAGAAACAACTTGAAGCTAGAGAACTAGAAATATCTAAGAAAGAAAAAATGTTTAAGGTGAAAGAAAGTCTAAGTCAAAACAATTTGCCTAGTGATTTATATGATGTGATTTATGGAGAACTTGATGATGATGCTAGAGTAAGCAAGCTATCCGACATACTTAATAATGTAGTCTTAGATGGGAGCTTTAAAGGTAGTAAAAAGCATACTAAATCGGATTCTATAACTAAGGATCAATTCAAAAAGATGAGTTATGCTGAAAGAACTAAATTGTATAATGACAATCCTAGTCTTTACAATGAATTAGTTAAATAAAAAAATTAACCAAATATTGATATATAAAGGATTAAGGTTAAAAGCTTTAGTCCTTTTTTATATAAAAAAATAAAATTTACATATTGAAAGGACGTGTTTTTATGGCACTTATAGTACCAGAAGTATTCGCAGAGTTAGTAAGAGAAAAGGTAAAAGGAAAAGTGGTTTTGTTAAATCTGGCACAAGAAATTGGAGATTTACCAGAGTTTGCAACAGTGGGTGATACAATAACATTCCCTAAATGGAAATTAATCGGAAATGCAGAGGATATCGTTAAAGGGACTCCACTTACACCAGAGTCATTAAACCAAGAATCAAGTTCTGCAAAAATAGTTCATAAGGGTAAAGCTGTTAGAATCTATGATGTAGAGATGTTGACCGGACTTGGAGACAGAAAGATTGAGGAAGCAGCAGAACAAACTGCCATAGTACTAACTAGAGGGCTGGATGACGATTTATCAGTTGAAGCAAAATCTGCTCCACTTAAAAAGGCAATAGCTGGAGCAACAGTAATTACAAATGCTGATTTAGAAGCAGGTCTACAATTGTTTGGAGACGATGTAGATTCTGAGACTTTTTCAGGAATTGTAATAAATTCTCGTTTAATAGCAAGCATGATGCAATTAGATGGATTTATTGACAAAAACAAGACAACTGTTTCTGAAAATAATGGTGTAGTAAGAAAAGGTCTAATAGGCTATTACAGGATGATTCCAATTTATGTATCTGATAAGGGAACTTATGATTCAACATTAAATGAATGTATAACTTTTATACTTAAGAACAGTGCATTAGGTTATAAGTTAAAGAAACAACTAGATGTTGAAGAGGAAAGAGAAGCTAAATTAAAAGCAACTGACATAGTAAGTGACATGATGTATGCAGTTCACCTAATTGATGAGGGCGGCTGTGTAGTTCTAAGAAAAACTATAGCTTAGTTTTAAGATGATATTAGGGTATGAAGATTAATTTCTTTGTACCCTTTATTTTATATTTAATAAAAGGAGAGATTGTTATGTTGAGTGCTGAAAAATTAGCTTACTATAGAAGTGTTTCTGGCATAAGTCAAAAGGAGTTAGCCGAAAGAATTGGTTGCACTAAATCTTATATTTCCATGTTGGAAAATAGAAAACAAGAATTTAATGAAGAGTTCTATGATAAATGGATAAAAGCCATACATGGAACATTTGATTACAGACTAACAGAGGAATATAAAATCAAACAAGCTGAAAAAGAAGCTAAAAAGGATAATAAAAAAGATGAAAAATAATGAATTAATTTATATTTTCAATAGAGATTTAGCTTATACACTAATGACTAAGGGATTTAAAGTTAAGGACATTCAATTTAATGCTGAATCCAAAACTGGATTTGGATTTTTAGAAAAAGAAATTCAAGAAGATGTTATTAAATTTTATAAAAATCAAGAACAAATAACTTAAGGATCATAGTTAATTTACTGGCTATGGTCTTTTTTATTTGACTATAGGAGGTAATTAACGTGGGAGTAAATAAAGAAGATAAAGAACAAAGTGTAATACAACAACTAAATGAAATTGTGAACGGTGAAGGGAATGACAGAGCAAGTGATAAAAGCAATTTCGTTAGGTGGTATTGTCAACCTAAAGAAGATAGAGAAAAAGATATTAAAAATTGGGAACAAGTTTCTAAATCTAAATTTCATGGTAAGCAATTAGATACTGTTTTAGAGTGGAGATTTGAAACTAATGTACAAAAGGGAATTAAATTTTGGAAGAAACTACTTTTAGTAGATGACATATTAAATATTTATGAAAGTATGCTTGATAAAGCTTTAGGTGGAGATGTTCAAGCAGCTAACTGGATAAGAGCATTTAAGGATGATAAATTCTTTAATGATGGTGAATCAGAATTTGAAAAATTAATGAGAAGTGCAAAGTTATATGGTAATGAGGAAGATTTTAATGAGTAAAAAGTTATCTTCAGCAGATAAATATAGGCTTATTGTAAGTGATCCTGTATTATGGATTGAAAACTTCGTAGACATAGTGGACAAAGAGGGAAAGACAGTTAAATTTAAATTTAATCCATTGCAAAGAAACTTTGTTGAAAACATGGAAAAATACTCATTAATTTTGAAGTCTAGACAATTAGGTTTTAGTTCAGTATCATGTGCGTTATCACTTTACTATGCTTGTACTGAAGCAAATTCAGAGTGTTTGCTAGTATCATATAGTATTGATAGTGCTACTGCTATCTTTGAGAAATTAAAGCAAATGTATTATTCAATACCAGAGGTAATTAGACCTAAATACCTAAGAAATTCGAAGAAAGAGATAAAATTGTCAAATGGAAGCCGTATCATCGTTGCGACTTGTGGTTCAAAAGATTTGGGGCGTGGCATGACGCTGAAATTTGCACACATGTCGGAAATCGCCTTTTGGCGAGATAATGCTGATAAGCAATTGTTAGCCATAGAACAAGCATTACGACCAGATGCACGTATTGTATTAGAGAGTACGTCTAATGGTTTGAATCACTGGAGCGAATTATATAATAAGTCTTCAAATGGTGAAAATATGTACAAATCCTTTTTCTATAACTGGGTAGACGGAGGATGTATGTTTACAAGAGATTATAAGGAAGCCGTTGAAATATGGAAGGCTAGAAATAACGATGAAATGCTGACAACAGATGAATTAGACGAATATGAACAGATGCTAGTAAATAATTACGAAGCATCATTGGAACAAGTTGTTTGGAGAAGATTAAAAATTAGTAATAGTGGTGAAGATCAATTTAAACAAGAATTTCCTTTAACGCCTATAGAAAGTTTCCTTTCGACAGGTTCAACCATATTTGATAATACAAGAGTGGATAAAATAGAAAAAGAATTAGCTTTAAAGGTTAAAAACAAGACCGATTTTATAAGAAAAAATAAGCTTAAGAAACCACTTACTCAAATGCTAAATAATCATTATGGTAAGTCATTATTTATCTATCATGAGCCTATTGAAAAGCAAAAGTATTATGCAGGGGTAGATACTGCTGAAGGACTTGGAGGTAGTAGAGACTATTCTGTAATTGTTATATTGGATAAGCAAGGTAGAGAGGTAGCTATGTTTAGGAATAATAAGCTTAAACCTCATAATTTTGCACTCGCACTATATGATTTAGCACTATATTTTAATGGAGCATTGCTGACAATAGAAAAAGCTAGTGGTGGACATACAGTAATATCAAAGTTATTTGATGATCTTAAGTACATGAATATTTCTACATACGAAACTTATGACGAAAGAAATAAGAGAAAATATGAGATAGGTTTTAATACAAATGCTAAAACTAAATCATTGATAATAAATGACTATAGAGAATGGTTTGACGAAGGATTGGTGGAGATTAATTCTAAAACAATTATAGAAGAAATGAAAACTTTTGAAGCAAATAATGGAACTTTTAATGCTAGGACAGGAAGCCACGATGATACTATTATATCCATATGTCTAGCTATTGCAGGCATTAAATCTGGACAGTGGTACAAGTTAAAGAATAAAAAATAATATTAAAATAAATTAAAATTTGAGAGGATGTTTGTATGTTAAATAATAATGTTAAAAACAATAAGAAATTTGCTACCGAAAACAATAAGGAGCGTAAGTTTACTACTTTTGATAAGAACTTAGTAGAATTTTTACAAGACAAAGGAATTAGTTATGTAAATAGTTTTAAAGGTAAAGGTGGAGATCAAGGTTTTGACTATGAATTTATATCTAATCTTAGAGATTTATTATATGAATATAGAAACCCTTCTAAAAAACAAGTAACAAGAGAATTAATAGATGAAGACAAACAAGCTAGGTTTGAGATTATGCTTTCAAATTTTTTAAAGGATAGTATTGAAAGAAAAAGAGGATTTGTTAAAGAACATACAAAAGCCGAAACTAAACAAAGAAAAGACGAGAACGGTAAAAGACGTAAGATTGCATTAGCTAAGAGAAATAAAAGGAGAGCCGAGAATAATCTATCGTAGTCAATTCGATAGAACATAGTAGTTTCAATGGTTAAGAGGTATTCTAGTACCTTTTTTATTTTGCAATAAAACAATCGTTAAAGCTAGTAACACCAACGCTTCTAGCGATTTTTGTACATATTATTCGATAGGGAATATCGGTTAAAACTAGCCATATCAAGGCTTTACACGATATAATCCCTATTTTTTTTAGTTTTATAATGGATAGGAGAGTGTTAAAATGACAATAGAAGAATATATTGATAGTAATTATAATGGCAAGCTTACATGGTTCGAGGATGAAGTAAACCTTGTGGAGCATAGGTTAAGAATTTTAAGAGTAATGGAACTTAAGGAATATTTACACAGGAAACATAGAATATTAGAGAAACCAGATAGTAGTTGGAAAGGACAGAGTTATAAGACTAAGAAGCAAATATTACAGACATTAAAAGGTATACTAAGATTTCATACAAGTTATTGTGTAGGTAATCAGATAAATCTTAGAGGTACTGACAATATGGTTAAAGCCTTTAATAAGGTTTATCGTGAAGGTAGTTATCATAATGTAGATTATAAGGCAGTAGACAATGTCATGAAATTTGGTGATAGTTATGAATACATATATGTTGACAAGGTTAATGGTAAGAATGTAATTAAATCTAAGATTATTGCATCCGAAGACGGTTATCCAATTTATTCAGAGGATAATGAGTATGTAGGATTTATTGAGCATTGGATTAATGCAACTTCTAATATTTATCACTATTACGTTTATTATCCAGATGTAGTTGAGTATTGGAGCAATGAAGGTGGAGAATTACAGTTAGTTGAGAGTAAGACTAATGTAAGTGGCTTACCTATACATCGTCATAATATGAGCAATTGGAATGAGTATTGGGGAGAGAGTTTCTTAGAAGATTTAATTCCATTAATGGACACATTAGAAGACTTTTTAAGTAAGATGGATGATAGTATTTATACATTAGTATTAAATCCTATTCCTACCGAAAATGGTGGGCGTGTGCCTGATGTTGACGATGAAGGTGGAATGGATGTTAATGCAGTAGGATATATGATGCACTTAGCACAAGGAGCTGAATTTAAGTTTAATAATGCTAATCTTGACAGTGCAAGTATTAAGTTGTATCTTGATACTATAGCACAACATTTAATTCAAATTGGTTGTATGCCTAGTGTTTCAATGGGACAATCTAATATTGCCAACATATCACAGGAAGTTATCGAAATAGTATATCAATCAGCAGATAACTTAGCTAAAGAAAACTCATGTTGGATATTAGAAGGTATCAATCAAAGATTCCAGATCATAACCAAGCTATTAGAAAAGTATCAGAACTTACAAGTTGGTGAAGATGATTATATTGATTCTAGTTTGAATTATAATAAGATAGTTAATACTAAGGATTTAATGGATAATCTTAAGACACAGAGGGATATTGGAGCAATATCATTAAAGGATGTAGCTGAAATAAGTCCATACACTAGCAACGTAGAACAAACGTTCATGAGGTTAAAGGAAGAACAGGAAGAAAAGCAAAAGAATATGATTAATAATCCACTGGTTAATCAAGGTAATGATGTGAATAATCAGAATAAAGATGATAGTAACAAAGGTGTTCAAACCATTGACAACCCTAATCTTGATGGT